ATTCAGATCCGGTCACCCGGTTAATGATTTTGTTGTTCAGAATGCGGAAGCGATGCCGCAGGCCAAAGCGGTCTATTTGAATTTTGAGCAGGGTGTACACCGACTCTTCAATTTTGTTCTGAATCTGACGCGCACAGCAAAAGCGCAGGCTGTATTTATTCGACAGAAATATGGCAATGCCAGCGGCATCCCATGATTTTGACGATGACCGGCCACCATAAAGCACTTTGTTACGTGCCTGCGTCGTCCAGAAGCTACGCAGGACCGGATTCAGCGTCGGTTTGGATGTCAGAGTAGAAGTCATTGAGGTCACGCTCTCCGTTGCCATCATCAATACCTGCATCACGGCGAAGACGATCGGCCTCCAGCGACACCTTATCAGTAGCAGCCTTGCGATAGTCTGTATCAGCAAATATTTTGCCTACCGTCGCCAGCGTGCCGACGATCGACTCAATACGAACGGTATTGCGCATCATCGCCTTCTCGGCGGCGCTGATGTTTTCCATCAGTACCTTTATTTCCTGGTCCCCTTCAGCATCTTCCAGCTTGGTCAGCCACCGGCCAATATTCTCCGCGGCGACAAGGTTGTTAGCCCGAAGGCGAAATAATTCGTCTTCGAGTGTCAACGCCTTCGCGTCTTCAATGACCTCATCTTTAAGCAGAAGGCGGCGGGCGTAACCACCATGCTTTAACGCCTGCTGGTTGCCGGGTTGAAAGGGGTTAGTCGGCGGATCGGTACGCACCCCGCGTATCGGTTTCGTATCTGGTGGAGGCTCGACTTTTGGTTGCGTACTTTTTTGCGTACGGCCAGCGCTGGCGGGCTTTTCGCTGGTACGCGCCTTACTCTTTTGCGTACCACTTTGCGTACCATTTTTGCGTACCTGCGTACCGCTATTGCGTACCCAGTCAAATTTTTTAGCCCTCTTCCTGATAGCCCCTTCAGTAACGCCGTATTTATCGCCTATATCACGGAGACTAAGGACTCCGGCCCGGTATGCCGATTCGATGGCCTCCCAGTCCGGTTTTGCCATAATTTTGTCCTCGCCTTGACATTATCGAGCCACCTCTGGAAGTGGCTCTGTAATGCCTATGCCGTTGCTTCAGCAGCCGTTTCCGTGGTGCCCGTGTCGCCCTTCACATCATCAATCACGCCTTTCGCAGTGTTGTACAGATCGACAACGGAATCGATGAGAGCGGAGAAATAATCCATGATTTTATCCCACGCTTCGCCCAGGGCTTCGGCAGCCGCCTGTAGTGTTGCCAGCACCAGCGCTTTTTTNNGGTCGCGCCAGCAGCCTTCAGGCTGGCATAGGCTTCTTCCACTTTTACGATGGCCGCTTTCATGATTTCCAGCAGTTTTTCGCCGTTTTCATAAACGCTGACAACGCCGGATGCGATAGCGGATACGCCGGTCACGATAGTGGCCAGGGTGTTAACAGTAATGCTCATGCTTTTTTGTCCTGTTTCAGTTGATAATGCCGCTGTCGCGCAGCTGCCTGATGCAGGCGGCGGTGTTGTCGCGGAGGATTGAGTTGTAGGTATAGACGCCGATGGTTTTANACCGCCCAGTCCTGCTGAGTAGCGATGTAAGTACGCAGTACAGCAACGTCAGTAGTTTTGTCACAGTCTGCACACTCCGGGTAATCTGGCAGTTTCTGAAACGCCTTGTCTTCTTCGCAGTTAACGACCGGCTTTGTCGTTAGCGCGTCGGATTGCGTCGTTAATTGCTGCTGTTCGCTCTGACACGCTGCCAGCATTGCGCACGCGCTCAGCGTCAGCAGAATTCTGCTTAGCGGCCTCTGTAGTTTCATCGTCGATGCTCTGTGAAGTGGTTCTGGAGATTTCCGCGCTGGCGCGGGAGGATTCGTTAATGACGGTTTTCTGCTCTTTCTCTGCATCACCTTTTCTGGCACCAAAGAAAGCAGCAATCGCACTAATTATCGCGCTGAGTATCGACCACATCGGGCTTCTCCTGGAGAATGACGCGGCCAATAACCCCGCTCACGAAAATCACGCCAGCGACGATCGCTTTTACCCATAGCGGGAATTCGTGGCCGAAATACTTCTCAGCTTCGGACATCGCCAGAGGAGCGGAAGTGGCGAGAATCAGCGCGTGGGTTGAATACCATTTCCATGCCTGCTTCCAGTTATCGACGAGAGTCATGCGACTTTCCCTCCGAACTTTTTAAACACAGCAACAAGGTCAGACATTCTGTGTTCACGCTGGTTATACCCGGCTCCCGGAAAACTGGCCCATATGTTCGAGCACTTCTGAATGGCGACTTCAATGCGTCCGGCCAGCACATCAGCGTACGCGCCCTGTTCTTTGATTAACTGAACAGCCACGGCATCCTGTGAATCAGGGGAATAATCGGGGAGGCTTAACTTGTCACGATAATGCGGCCAGTATTTGCCCAGCAACTGATAGCGACCGGCAGCCGTCGATTTGAGTCCTTTCCGGTTTACGGTCACCAGGATATTGGGATGCGTAGAATAGTTAGTAAAAATGTGTGGGGAGTTGATGCCGTCAACGATGACGTCATAGCCGTTGTTTTTGGTGTAGCGGCTTGTGCTCGTGCCTTCCGCCCACGCAATCACGTCAAGGAATGCTGAAATATTATCTGGCATTATCACGCCCCCCATATCGCATCTTGCTATCACGCTCTTCGCGCCGGTCCCTTTTGCGCTGGTAGTAGACGTTAATGCCAAATGTGAATATTGCGAGAATGAAACCGCCCAAGGCCAGCCACTCGTTAAGCGACATGCTTCCGGCAATAAACGTTGCCCCTGACGTTGTGTACGCAGCGGCAGTGGTAACTTTGTCTGACATTGTTTTCATCTCTCACCTCGCTTTGTTTGCGGGTGCTGTGTATGTTTGAAAGGGGCAGGCCCGCCAGGCTGGATTTAACAACGAAGCATGTCGGTGATGATTCCCGCGGGACCTGATAATAAAAAAGCCCGCAAAAGGCGGGCAATAAGCATGAGGGTAATAGCAATGTCGGTGATGACCGAAAATACCCTGGCTGGGTCTGGCGGCCTGTTGCGTTGCGGCAACAACGCCCTGATGGATTGGATTATGAGCCCGTCATCAGGTCAGGCCATTATCTGGCGCACCATTCAGGACTCGAACCTGAAACCGATAGCTTAGAAGGCTATTGCTCTCTCCGGTTGAGCTAATGGCGCTGAATTGGTGCTGGTTGAAGGAATCGAACCGCCGACATCCTGCTTACAAGGCAGGCGCTCTACCTGCTGAGCTAAACCAGCAATCTGGTTCAGGGCTCTTGCGCGGCGGGGTGTCGACGTGTCGTGCAGCACGTCTCAACCCAAGAGCCCTGACCGGATCGCAGGCATAAAAAAGCCTCGGCGGGANTGCCGAGGCTAATTTTACAAACTGGTATGTGACTATCATCTTCATGCCGCCACTTAAAGTTAAGGCAGCATATCAAAGTAGACTCAAATATGACGCATTTAATCCAGTTTTGCAAGACTTGAGTCAAAATTTGTCGCCTTTTGTTGTGAACGTGATCGCGTAACCTGCAAAAGAGAATCGCTATCAAGGCACCGCAAGGTGGTCTTCATCTCCTCCCACCGCTCTGTAAACGTTTCTGACCAGTTCTTCGGGGTCACTCCGACCAGAGCGGCAAGTTTTTGGTATTCATACGTCTCCCGCCCTGCCAGCTCGGCTTTGACGTCCTGCGCTGCCAGCCAGATAAGTTGACGGAGGCGATCAACCGTTTTCTTTGCAATGCGCACGCCAGCCAGCTTCTCGCTGAATTGCTCCCATGCCCACCGGGTGATTGTCTCCTGGTGCTCCCAGCGGATATTGTCGCTGTAGTTCCAGAGCAACCAGGCTTTCTGATGCTCTTCCAGCGACAGCAGAGCCCGGCGCCAGCTTGCCGTCGAATACTCAACGGGCAAAACGAGAGCGATTGATGAACCCTTAGCGCGGGACTGGCTGCCGCTCATCGGCGGGCCATCCGGGTTAACCATGCGCTGTTTGACCTCGCTATAAACCTTCTTCCTACCCCGGCTACGCGCCGTGGCGGTGAATTGTGCATTCTCTGCAAAGGCTACCAGTTGCCCTTTCGTCGCACCGCTCAGATCGGCGGTGGCCACTATCAGCTGCTGGCGAACATACTGGAGGTATTGTGTGTTCATTTGGCAGCCTCTTGGTCGTGAAATGAAGGAATATAGAAATTTGCATATAGCTGTCTGGCATACTCAGTCCGGGCTTTCGCCGCTTCTTGTGCAGTAGCAAAAAGACCAATGTAATGTGTTCTCCCCTTGGCCACTATGCTTGCCTGCCATTTCTTCCCTAACTCATTCCAGTACACCCCGGTAAATCCAGACTTATTTTTGCTTTTAGCTGCTCTATTTGCCGAGTTTTGAGAAAATGTAACGGCTCTTAAATTTTCAATGGCATTATTCGAACGATTCCTGTCAATGTGATCTATAACCTCAGGCCCATCCCCGTACACATATAGCCAGGCAAGCCTGTGGGCCTTTCTGTTCTTTCCATAGATACGAATAACTCTGTATCCCTGACCATCAATGCATCCTGCAATATCGCCAGGGTGCGCACTAGATGAGGCCTTTATTTTCCATCTAAAAATGCCGGTCTGCGGGTCGTATTCAAGGAGAGTCCTTAACAGCTCTTGGGTTATTGATTTTTCTGATTTACTCATAACTCCCCCTTGAGAGACTTGCGATGAAATTGCGTAATATTTTGTAGTCAACCAGTACGGTGCCCCGGTGCCGGCACAGGCGGAGCTTTTGCCAGCGGTCGCGGATGCGTTCGATAACGTCACGGCTCATGCGGCCTCCATTTCGGTAATGGTTAGCTCAAGCCGCCCACCTTTGACGACAGGCATTCTCTTCACGCTGTAGTAGTCAACCTGCTGGTCATCGAGCCAGAAACCCGATTTCGTCAGGGCGTCGAATGCAGCTTTTTGCAGGTTGTCCAGGTCACGGCGCCGGCGATCCGGCATGTGGCACTCAATACGGATTCTCAGTGGCGTGGAAAGGCCGATATCAAGCATCAAGTCTTTGATGATTCTGGCGACACTGTCGCGGTATGCCTGCCCTTCCGCGCTGATGTGTGTGCGCCCCCGGTTATGCCGATAGTAGCGGTTGTTGCTTGGTGGCCAGGGTAATGAAATTCGATATTGGTTCATGCTTTTATCAGCCCCTCTTTCATCCAGATAACCTGCGTTCTGGCCATTCCCTCCAGCGCGCACTCCTTCGCATACTCCGCATCTACCAGGCGCGTGCGGCGGTCTATTTCATCGTGACAGGATGAACAGGCGATAGCGGCGATCAGATCAGGCGGCTTAATCCCGGTCCCGCACAATCCAGCAATGCGGATATGGGCCAATACCGTGGTTTCAGGGTTACCGTTGCAGACGCCCGGGATACGAACCTGACATTCGCGGCCGCGCGCCGCTTTGCGAAGATTAGCCATGCTTACCCCCAAATCCGTTGACGAAGTGATCGCGGCGTATACTCCGGTCGAGCACAAACCGGCAGCCTGGCGCTGACCGTCCAGCTCAGATAATCCGGGTTAAGGCTTTTCTCGGTGACGATGCCACGCGCCTGATATCTGGACACCAACTGTTCTGCCTGCTCCGCAGTGCATTCGGGATGCTGAAACCATGAGTATTTCATCAACATCACCCCGCAAAGCTCAGCAGCTGACTGGCGGCATTTTNNCAGCCTCAGCCGGCGAGTGGAATTTGCGACGCAGAATGTAGTTCCAGAGCACATTCAGCACTGATTTGTAGACGCCGTTAAACTGGCTGTCGTCCATGCTGGCGAAGGAGATCGACTTTGCGACACGACGACGGCTACCGTCAGGCATCTGGTATTCATCGTAAAAGCCGGCCTGAATGGTTGCCCACTCGCGGAAGGATTCGAAGTGTTTCAGAAGTGCCATATCGCGGGAACGAGAAATACCG